GCTCTGCGCACCCCCGTACAGCGCGACGTCGCCCGGAAGTACCTTTTTGTTTTTAAGTCAAATTATTGCGTCAGAAGCCCCCAGAGCGGGGAAGGCGGGCAGGCAGTAGGGTACGTTATCTTTTCTTTTTTCGTGCGGCACAGGCCCGCTGATAGCGTCTGACGGCCCTACCGCACCACGGCCCCGGCGTAAGACACCATAACCGCCCGTATTACCGCATAACCGCACCGCCGCCCGCCCGGATTACAGGCAGAACACACGCCGCAGGTATCACGGCCCGCCCACACAGCGGGCACACACACGCCGCATGTATCGCGGCCCGGCCCACGGTGCCCGGTTCCATCAGTCACAGCCCACGCCACCGCCCGGACACGTTGCCGGTGTGGCAATCTGGCGGGCAGTGCCGCCCGCGTGGGATGGCGATCCGTTTCCAGTGGCAAAAGAAAAAGGCAGGGGCAGGCGCTGGCGCGCCGGTGGCGACCGGGTGAGCCGGGTCAATACGGTGGCAGGCACAGACGAATAGCAGGGGTAAGGGGTAGCGTGTCAGACGGGCGAAATGGGGCGGACAGCGGGCATAAAAAAACCCGCCGGAGCGGGTCTATTCATCAGGGTTATACGACAGCAGCGCATCGACATCAGCTTGCAGCGGCCAAAGCGCTTTAACGGCGGCGGCGACGGCGGCGGCGATAATGCCGGTTTTAAATCCCAGCGGGACAACCCCCGCCAGCGCCACGCCCGCCACGACAACAAAAAGCATTGTCATAATCTGCCCGGTAGCGCGACCGGGCGACGGGGCCGCATCAGGAGCCGGGGCGGTGTCCGGGGTATCAGGGTTATCAAGGTTATTCGGTTCCATTGCCCGCCCTCCAGCGCCCGTTAACGCGCGTCGCCACTATCGGCGCATCATACCCGCCATTACGCCGGGCGGTCACTTGCGTGTAACCGTTGCGCGTGGCGTACTGCTTTGCGCCGCGCTCAGTGTTGCTGACGTCGCAGTGTGAGCCGTCCGACTGTACTACACCGTAAACAGTAGCCATCAGTGCGATCCCCCCTCAAAGCGCCCGATAATGTCGCCGGGCTTTTCTATGACCATATCCAGCCGCCCGGAGACGTGCCAGACTTGCAAGCCGCGCGGCGCACACCGGCCCCGGAACATGCGCCACAGCTGGCCCTTCACTTTGAACGTGTACGGCGATTCTTTCGGCTGGACGTCGTGAACGGTAACGCGGCGACCGTCGCGCGTGACATACTCCCCCGGTTCGGACACGACAACCGGCAAACGGGCAGTAACTAACATGGCGCTTAAATCTTTATTCATGGCGTGATCCCCTCAGCCTGCAACGCGGGCAAGCGTGGCGGTTTCGCCGTCGCCGCTGATTTTGATAAGCATTGCGGAAAACGCGGTTTCCGTGGTGTAGCCGGTGAAGCCCCAGTCATCCGCCAGACTACCCGTAAGGCGCATAAAGTCCGCCAGGTTGTAAAGCTGTGCCGCGTTGCCACCGGCGGCGGGCAGGCAGACGAACTGCGCATTTTCGCGGGTAAAGTAGTCGTCTGCCTCCTGCGGATCGGCGCAAGCGTCGCTGATGGCGTCTGCCTTCTGCGCATCGTCCAGATCGTGCCAGTACAGCAGAGGCAGGTCATACGCCACCGGGATGATTTTGCTGTTATCGTCAGTGAAATAAGGCACGCCCGGTAGCAGATCCGCGTCAGCGTCAAAGTGTACGGCGTCATAACCTGCACCGTGCAACGCCTCGCACAGCGCCAGAAAATCAGCGGAAAACCCCATTTCGGTTAACTCCGCCCGCAGGCCTTCCACCTCATAGCCGCACGCCGCGCCAAACCGGACAACGTAGCCCGGCTGAGTGGTGGCGGTAGCGTGAATGTAAAACACGTCGCCCGCTTTCTGAGCCAGTGCGCTGGCGTCGTCCTGTGAGAGATGATCCGCCGCTGCAAAACAGGTGATATAGCTGATTTCAGGATTTAACGTAAGTTTCATAGTGTCGCCTCAGTGTGTGAATAACGCTTAATAAGGCCCGCCGGTAAGACGGGCAAAATTAAAAGCTATCAATGCATGTAGGCCCGCTGCTCTGCTTCATGTTTCAGCCGGTGCGCGGTTTTCACGGCGGACAAATAAGCGTTATCGATCACATACGCGTTAAACTCATGCCGCGCGGTATGCTCCAGCGTGTGCCGTCCGGCGGATGACCATTCAAACCGGTGTAAGTGGTGAAGCGTGTAAAGGTGCACGCCCTCATAGCTGGCAGTGATGACGAACCGGTAAAAAGGAGCCTGACCATTCACGGCGACACTGAATGTCACGCCGTGCTTTTCATGGGTAAAGGTGTGCGCGGTATCTTTCACGGCGGCCCCCTTAATAAATCACGGTTACACGTTGGAACGGCGCGCCGATAACGGCGATCCCTCCGGTACTGTCGCGGCGCGGGATCTCCAGATGCGACGGCATCCAGCCGGATGACCGGCCCACGTAAAAGCGGCGCGTTTCGCCGTATGAGTCGACAACCTCCACGCGTTTCCCCTCCAGCCCGTTAAGCTGCGGCACAAGCCCCACGGGGCAGCGGGTATGGTAAAGGCTGCAAAACAGCCCGGCCCACTGAATAACGCGCGTGCACTCCGCATAGTGCTTTTTAGTACCCATACGCGCGGGAACATTCAGCGATGACACGTCGCGGCCCTGATAGCCCAGAATCATCCGCGCGGCGTTTTTGTGTTCGCCATTCAGCCATTCCAGAACCGCACGCGCTTTCGCATCCAGCACGGAAAAGCCGTAGCAGGAATAACCGTTACCGCAGTGAGTAACATAGAGTTGAGATTGTTTATTAATGCTGTGCAAAGTAGTCATATTAGCCCCCCGGCTATTTGTAATAACGTTTAATAAAACCCGCCGCGATGGCGGGCAGAATTAAAAGCTATTTAAGACTGAAAACGCGATCCCCGTTATACGTCTCAATGTACTGGTCAAGCGCCCACGATACGCCGTTTTCAGCACAGCGCGCGTTAACCGCCTCCAGGGCAATCTGTGCCGCATAGCGCGCGCAGCCTTCTATGTCGGAACCGTCGAACGAACCTACCGCCGGGTAATAAACGGTTTTAGGTGAAGTCAGCCAGGAGAAAACACGCATACGGGCGGGCTGCGTGTTGGTGCCGGGCAGAAATTTAACCGTGATAGACATCGCCATAAATAATCCTCAGTGTGTGAATAACGTTTAATAAGGCCCGCCGGTAAGACGGGCAGAATTAAAAGCTATCAGGATTTATTTTTCTACCGGCACGCGGTGGCACGGGTTAAAGCGTGAGCGGATATTTTTAATAATGCGTTTAATGAATGTCATTGCTGTGTGTCTCCAGAAAAGAAAATTAATCGTCGTTTAAAACCAGCTCAGCGCTAAACGCCATGCCGTGCACTTTAAAAAAGAGTTCCCGCTGCTCCAGCCACACGCAAACAGAATGCGCGGCGGACTCATTCAGATCAAACTCCAGCGAGTGCGGCACGTCGCCAAACCGCGCGCCGTCTACCTGGCGGATCTCCTCAACGCTATATCGGCTTGCGCCGGTGAAATCGGACTCTGTGAGATAAAAAACCTGCTCCAGACAGCACGCGATAGTAGTGAGCACGCTATCTAACTCCTCGCTATATGCCTCTGACAGGATGGCTTGCGCTTCCTGAGTGACACACTCAACGGCGGTTTTACAGTCGCCGAAATCGCACTCAGGCTGATAACGGGCGAAATCGGTGCCGGATACGATGCTCCACGCGTCATCGTTGTAGATGTTTTCCGGCGCGCCGTAGAGGTTTTCATCCAGCGCATCACGCAGCACTTCTGCGAAATCGTCGCGGCGGTCAAACACAACGCCTTTCAAAGAGCTTAAATTGCTTTCGACGTGCTCAATAACGGTTGAAACGGTAAATTCTGGCATGGTGCCCCCTAAATGATTTAATGATTCTGTAATCCTGTAATCAAATGATTATCGGGAATGAGTGCACTTTAATGATACACGCGGCGTGTGTCAAATAGTTTGTAAAAAAGATTGCGGAAAAAGTTTCTGGCGGGTTATGGCGTGCCTTTTCTATATAGCGCCAGTGCCGGGAAACCATAAACATATGATTTCATACGTTTTTCAGAAACAAGGCCCGCACCGCCCCGGCGACGAACAACCGTATGCCGCTGATTCTATACGTTTTTTCCAAACGACCGCCCCGCCCGCCCGGCGCCAGCCCCGTGTAAACCCCTGATTTCATACGTTTTTTCAAAACGAGATCCCCGGAAAACCGCCGGAAACTACGCGTAAGTCATTGATTTTAAACAAATTAGCACTGGTCGTACCAGTCAGGGCCGATTTTCGCCGGGTTCCGGTTTTCAGCACGCCCCGATTTCATACGTTTTTCCCGCGAGAGACCCCAGACCCCCCTGCCGTTACTTCAAAAAGTCAGCAGGCGGAAAATTTTCCAAACGAGATCCGATGCGTTTGCCCGGCGCTTACTTCAAAAAGTTACCCGGCTGAGAATTTTTCCGGGCGAGTCGGACAGCCTGCGGTGGCGCTGCGCTGGCGCACGTCCCGGTGATGGCCACGCCCGCGTTTTGTTACTCTGAAAAGCTCGCAGGTTCCCGGAAAATGCTGAGAAAAAGCGGCTGGCCGGTGTCCGGGCTGTACGCTGTAACCGCCTGACTGCTAAACTCTTTGACATACGCGACGTGTATTACTATCGTTCCACCTGTTACCCGAAACATCAGGACAAAACCCATGACCGAATCAGAAGACGACACCTTCGACCTGCCGGAGGATTACAACCCGGACGACCGTCAGCGTTCGCGCGCCGGTCTGGGCAGCGCCGTGACGGTGGCCATGATGTCAGCGGAAGCTGACGTGGACGTTCCGGGCCTGCGTCAGGCGGCGAGTATGGTCAGCAATCTTATCGCCCTGCCGGTCGGTGGCTGCTTCACGAAAAGCCAGCTGGTTGATGACACCGTGACGATGCTCGGCCTGCAGGACAATCTGACGGAGTGGAAATATAAGCTGCGTCAGTCCGTCAATCAGGCGGTGCGGCGCGCCCGTGCGTTTGACAAGCGCGAGCTGTCGATAGAAACCAGCCAGGCGATTACGCCAACGGGCCGGGTGTATGTGCAGGTGATCGTCACCCGTGACAAGTGACCGGCCACCCGCTTTTTCAGCGGCAAGGCACCTTTGTTTTTTGCGTACCACCCTATTTTCCCGGAGAGCACCCTATGAGCCAGACCAGCGACACCCCGGCGTTTCGTGAGCCGCAGACGCGCGAAGAGGCCCGGCAGCTTGTTGAGGAGCTGCAGCAGCGGTTTGATCTGATTGACGACGCCACGATGCTGCGCGGGCTGATAGAGCAGATGGATGCGCGCCACGATGATGCGTTCGGGGCGTTCTACAACACCATCCTCCACCGCTTCATGGAGGCGGCAGGCCTGACGGAAATCACGTTTAACACCGAGCACATGCTGGCGGAGATGTTCGCGCCGAAGCCGCTTGAGTGTGAGGCGGGCACCGGCACCCTGACGTACCGCATAGTGAAGGATGAAAGCCTCAAATGATTACATGCTCATGTGAGTATGTGATTAGAAGATTATGAGAGGATGTGATGTCTACTGACAAAAAGCGCTACTACCCTTACCGGGCCTTTCTTATCCGGGTCATGATGCATCCGCAGGTGATGAAGTACAGCGCGTTTCGCATTGACGTTCAGAAAGAGATAGTCATGGGCGCATCCAACACCGCGCGCTACAGCGCAGCCGTTTACCTCGACTGTGACGACGGCGAGAAGCGTATAGAGCTGTACCGGCCCACGCATGACCACGACGAACGGGCGCAGGCCTGTGCGCTCCTGCTGAGAAAGTGGTTGTCGGAGTATATGAGCAAATGATTATATCCTCACATGATCACCCCGCTGCCGGGTCAGGAGGGCACGCCGCATGAGCAACTGGATACCGGATAACTGGATGGTGGTATGGCTGACGCCGGTGTTGTGGTTTGTCACCGTCTGCACGTTTGTGCTGATGCTGATGTCCCTGTTTATGTACGCGCGCAACATACGGACGTTTCGCCGGGCGATGCTGCTGGACGCGCAGGACTACGCCCGGTTTGCCGTGTTCAGCTCATGGGTTCGGGCGGGCGGGCGCTCCACGGCCATGGAGGAGATGGTCGAATTTAGTATGCGTCAGCAGTATGCCCGCGCCGCCCGCATGAGAGGCCCGGAGTTTTACACCGCTTATGAGCAGCACGAGACGCTGGCCGACCGCGACCTCGATGCTGTGATCCGCAAGCTCGGAGGCACCTTAAGTCATGACGAAACAACACCCACGATCACCAACACTCACCGCGCTGGCGGTTAACCAGCAGGTCGTGCAGTCGGCCATTGATATGGGCCGCATATTCATAAGTCTTGAGCGAGTATATGGTTACAACGTACACGCAAGCTATACGGGCGTGTGCGTCGGCAGACCCGGAGAGAAACCCGTCTACAGCGACGGTGAGTACCAGCCGGTGCAGGCCAAAGGCGCGCAGCAGTGCGCCATGTACCGTTTACGACTGTTAACCTTTTGCATCTGGGCCATGCGTAACGCGCCCACACCTGAGATCAAAGAACATGAGCAATTCCTTAAGGCGCAAATACAGTAAGCTGGCAGACGAAGCCGAGGGCAAAACGGAACCGCGACCAAACCGGAACCACAAGCGTTTCAACCTCAATTACTGGCTCGATAAGGGCCGCAAGGTTGACCGCAGCGCCCAGAAACACCTCGCCGACCTCGGACTGAACCGACTCATTGACGAGCAGCAGTTTGTCTTTGCGGACAACCTGCGCGTGGTGTGCTTTGACGGCTTTGAAGTCAGCATTCAGGCCAGCGCCTACCACTACTGTTACCCGAAAGAGACGTGGAACGAGTCGAAATATTACGAACGATTCGAGCTGGGTATGCCGAACAAACGCTGCGAGCTGCTGATGCCGTACTGCGAGAACGCGGATTGCCCGACCAAATCCGTTTACCCGCAGGTTCCGCGCGAGGTGGTGCAGGCCATGATTGAGGCGCACGGGGGCATCCAGATGCTCGACAACACGCGACCGCATTTCCCCGACATCGTACCCGGAGAGAAACCCGATGGCTGAAAACGACCCGGAAACGGCAGGGCGGCTGCACCGGCAGCGCATGTTAGCCCACTTCAACAAGCTGCAGGCCATGACCACCGACGGCCTGCGGTGGATTGAGCAGATAGAAGAGTCGCACCACGAGTATTACCGCATCCTGCTGGGCGCGCTGGAGTCCAGCAACCGCCCGGAGGATTACACCACCTGGCAGACGCTCGATGCGCAGTACGTGAAACGCCTCGCCTCGCTGCAGGCGGCATCGGAGCGACTTATCGAAGCCGGTGCGCATCTCAAGCGCGCGCTGGTTGCGCCCGGCGACCCGCTGGCGCACATCCGCAACGTTAACTGGGACAAGAAATAATGAGCGACGTTATCCCGGCCATCGGGCCACAGCGAGACTGGAAAGAGCACACGAACGAAATCGGTGAATACTGGCACCCGACGTTCTGGAGCGCGGTAGAGACCATGCCCGTGCTGCAGGACGACCCGGAGTGGTTTCTGGCGCGCATTGCCCACTTCAATCTGGAGACGGAAAGCGCGTGGCTCGGCGATGGCCAGCCTGCAAACCACGAGCAGCCGCTGCTGCTGCGCTACCTGAACGGCGACAAAACGGCCCTGCGCGACTGGGTTCCCCAGCTCGGCCCTGCGGGTACAGGCTGGTTTATCCTGACCATTCAGGACAGCGATCGCGGCCCGTTCGTGGTCTGGGCGCGACAGGTCGCGGTGCCCGCTGGCGCGCATCCAATAAAGGACGTGAACTGATGCCGCGCGTGGTGGTGTTTGACCGCGCCATCACGTACATGGTTGAGGTCTCCGACGAAGTGGCGTCCCTCACCGTCGTGGGCGCGGACTATAAAATCGTACGGCGGGACATCAAGCGCGCGGTGAGTCTGGTCAACGGCTACAGACTCTACTACGTCAAGAACCGACCGCAGGAGGTAACGGCACATGACATTTATAAGGCCGCAGTGCAGCACGGCTACGCCATTGGTTCCAGTACCTTCCGCGACACCGAAGACTGACCCGGAGGTGCGGGCGCTGCACCGCAAACTCCTGAGTGCGCTGCCGGTCGGCCACTCTTTTTTCGTTGAGGGCGCGCAGGCTCGTCAGCTGGCCTATCTCCGGCGGATAGGATACAGCCTCAGCATTCGCCTGGCGTTCCGGCAGGTGTATGAGGATGAAATCTACGGCAAGCCGGGCGTGAGGATTAAAAGGGTATCGTGATGACACTACCGTCGCATTACTGGCAGGACAGGCGCAACGGCGTCGTGATCCAGTGTTCGGGCAGCTTTACCCCGGAAGGGCCGGAGTGGGAGCTGTATTACCGCCGGGTGCGCCTGCTGCGCCACCGGCTGACGGGCGAGGTAACGGTGGAGGCGCACACCATCAACCGCTCGATGCTCTCAGACCCGAACGTACGTGAAATGAGCTTTGCTGAATACACCGAGTGGCTCACGGTGGAAGAGAACCGCGACATATGAACCGTATCAGAGATTCGTTTGAGGACTGGCCCGAGGAAGAGGTCAGGGACTTCATGGACAAAAACCTCTACACGCTGCCCCGCCAGCTGCCGGACGGCGAGTGGATAGCGCTCGTGCGTCTGCTGACCACCTGGTCAGTCTGCTGCGGCATCACGCCGTGGACGCCGTTTAAGTACCGGTGGTGTTTTAAGGATAAGGCCGAGGCGCTCTATTTTCTGGAGACGGCGCAGGAGTTCGACGAAGTGCCGACCCGCAAAACCTCGCTGAAGGGCCACCGCTACACGACTGAGCCTCTCTACACGGAGAAAGACGAGTTCGGATTTAACAAATGGTGATCTGCGCCCCACCCGCGTATTGATTACCGCCGGGTTTCTGGCTATTCTGGCCATCAGGTTGAGAGAAGGCCCACGCCTAGTCCACCTCTGCGCCAGCCCCACCCCCCGGCGGCTGGCACGACCTGCCTCAGTGTGTGTGTGACAGTGAAATGACCCGCTCCGGCGGGTTTTTTCATGCCTGCAAAACCTCACGCCCTCGCATCATCTAATAATCATGTAATCATATATTGACGTAAGCATATGCTCTCATGCTATCATCATTACCTAATCACATAATTACATAATTACATAATTACATAATCAAAGGATTACATGATGCCAAAAATGATAGCGCTTCTTAACGGCAAGGGCGGCGTGGGTAAAACCACCACGGCCATCAACCTCGCGTTTGGTATTTCGCGTCGTGGCCACTCGGTCGTGCTGGTCGATACCGATCCGCAGGGCAGCGTCTCCAACTACTATGACGAGGAGAAATGCCCGTTCGGCCTCGTGCACGCGTGTGAAGAAAAAGAGATATATCGCGTGCGTAAGATGCTATCATCTTATGATTATATCATTATCGACGGTGCCGCTGCGATTTCCTCAACCACGGCAGCGGCGGTGATGGTATCGGATGCGGTAGTGATACCGGTTACGCCGTCGCCGCTGGACTTCTCGGCGTGCGGGGCCATTCTGGCGGTACTGGAGGCGCGCAACGAGATGAAGCCCATCGAGACGCGTTTTCTTATCACCAAGAAAATCACTAACGCCCTGATGGTACGCGAGCTGCGTGAAGCCATCGGCGAGACCGAGATCCCGCTGATGCGCACCGGCACCACGCACCGTCAGAGCTATATCCGCACGATGCAAAACGGCGGCAGCATTTATGACTCAACGGACGCCGCCGCGAAAGGTGAGATGGACAATATTACTAAAGAGATTCTGGAGATATGCCCGCTATGAGCTGGACAAAAGGCGAGAACAAAGCAACTAACAGGGCGCTTGCGGCCATGAAGAAACCCGCGCTGCCGACCAAGAAACTGCAGATGAACATCCCGGAAGACCTGCACCGCGAGTTTAAAATGGCTTGCCTCAAGCGTGATATGGACATGACCGAGGTGAACGTGGGTCTGCTGGAGTCGTGGGTCGCCGCGAACAAGTGAGGCGCAAAACCCCGTTGACATACATCATGTGTGTTCATAGTATCCCAGCAAACTGTTAAGGATACTTTATGCAACGGCCTGTACCACAGATACGCAAGTTCGACGACCGCGACCCGGCCCGGCATACCCTCTATCCCATGCCACTGCCACACGGGCCGCGTGTCGTCGCCATCACCGACGGTCTGGCCACCAACGTGCTGCTGACCAACGGCTCCCACACCACGACCTCGCTGAACGGCTTCGCGCCGCGTATCGAACAAGCCATCACCGACCTCTACCACGCCATGCTCGCCGAGCCGCAGCCCGGCATCACGGTCAATGGCCAGCTCAAATACCGCCCCGGCATCGTGTTTGACATGATCCTGCACGACCGCACCAACGGCGGCGCAGCGGACATCACCGAGAAGGCGCTGGCCGACTTCCTGTTTGACGAGAGCCTCACGGCAGACGATGACGCGTTGTGCGCGCTGGTTCTGGCCACGGTGCCGCTGGAGGCGTTTAAACGCGGCAGGGATACGGTTGACCTTTGGTGCCGCCGGTCGCACGTAAAACGCGGCTGCAGGCGTCTGGGGTCGGAGAACGTGCACGCAAACCCGCATCCCCTGATCCGTACCGTGACGATCGCGCCCGGAGACTGGGCTGCGCCGGAGATGGGCTGCGCCGGTGAGAAGGGCGGGCGCTTCTGGCTGCAGGTCAGCAACTGTTTCATGAACAACTACGCCGGATGTTTAATCATGGATGTGATGCAACCGTGGAACGTCGCAGGCGACCACTATCAGTTAATCGCGGAGCAAGACGCCATATGAATCATATTATGATCGACATAGAGACAATGGGCACCCGCTTCAATGCGCCCGTTGTCGCGCTGGCAGGCGTGTTTTTTGACCCGTATACCGGCGAGATCGGCGCGGAGTTTTACGAAGCCATCTCGCTTGAAACCTCGGCGCGCGCCGGAGCCAAATGCGACATGAGCACGGTTATTTGGTGGATGAAACAGAGCGACGAGGCTCGTGCGGCCATTACTGGCGAGACGCTGCCGCTGGGTGAGGCGCTGCGCCGGTTTATCCACTTCTGCGGCGACGTGCCAGCCGGTGAGCTGCAGGTGTGGGGCAACGGGGCGAGCTTTGATCTGGTTATCCTTCGCAGCGCCTTTGAGAGCGTCAGGCTCGACGCGCCGTGGAAGTTCTGGGGCGAGCGGGACGTGCGCACGCTGGTTGAAATGGGGCAGGCCATCGGCATTAACGCAAAGCACACCACCTATCTGGAAGGGATCGAGCATAACGCCCTGCACGACGCGCGTTTTCAGGCGCTGTACTGCTCAATCATCTGGAAGACCATCGTCGGTAAGCGCGAGGAGATCTTATGATGGCCGGTAACGTAGCGCGATATAACAGTCTGAACGATTATCTGGCCGAGTGCCGGTCGAAAGAGGCCAACAAAAAGCGTCTGGCCGACAAGCTGTTTCACACCATACGCGCCGGGCTGGCCGACGAAATTCGCCACGTCGTTGTGCAGTGCGTGAAGGCCGAGCTGGACATGAGCGCGGGTAAGCACGACTACCTGCTGGAATATTTCGACGCGTTCCATACCGGCACGAAAAAGCCGGATATTGACGTGGTGCGTCTTATTTTCCACTACCAGAAAACCATCACCAATAAAGCGAAACTCTCGTTCTACCAGAATATTTATTACCGGCGCTTGCTGGATGAAGAAACCACGACGGAGTTCAGCGACCTCCTTAATTCTTACCGCGACACGCCCGAATAACGGCGTGCCGCACCCGCGTGAGAGCACAGCATGAAAACCGTGAGAGGCTGCACCGTACGTTACCGGCAACGCTGGATGGCCCGCGCCGAGACCTACACCACACCGATGACGCACGACAGCGACACGCAGACGCTGGAGTTTGAGCTGCCCAACGGCTCGATTGTTCTGCTTTCCTTCCCTGAAATGAAAGAGCTGGTCGACAGCATCGAGCGTCGCCGCCTGGCAGAGTAGGGCGTTGCAGATTAATCTTAAAGTCGATGCTGCGCGCCTGTAGAGGTAACGCCCGTGACGTAATAGTGCTGTAGTAGGCGTAACGCATCTGAGGAGGCGACTATGTTTATTACGCGCAACACGAATCTGGCCATCATCGTTTTTATGACGCTTGCGGCCTGTTACTTTGTCTGGACGGCCAGCGAGTCGTCTGAATGCGTCACCATCGGTATAGAGCACCAGACCCGCACAACGTGGGCACCCGTAGGCGGCTGTAAGCTGCCGGACGACTTCGCAAAACCGTGGACGGCCATCACCAGAGAGCCGTAACGACTGACACGACAGCCTCTTACCGATAAAATCCCCTGACTGTTAACCGGTTGGGGGATTTTTTATGGCCGAACGTTATTCACTGCAGCCCGCGTCTGACCGCTTTGCAGAGGCGGCGCGTCTGGCTGAGCTGGCGGAGGTGGACAACGCGCTACGCCGCAAACTGGGGCCACTCACGGACGCCGAGCGCGACCGTGCGCTGAAGCTCTGCACGTCTAAGCTGTACGAACACCCGTGGGGCTATGAGAAACGCGTGTTTTACGGCAGCGCGTTTCTTGTGGGGTTTTCCGTACGCTGGTTTGACGCGTTGATGTGCGTGGCCGTAAAGACCGACACCGGGCACGACACTGTATATGACTTACGTCCGGGGGATTACAAATGACTGACAGGCTGTTAATAGTACGCACCACCGCGCTGACCGTTGCCGAGCTGAACGAGATGAAACGCGACGATCACGTAAGAGAAATCCGCCAGGCGACCGACTACCTGATACTGGTTGTGACCCCGGAGTTTAAAACCTCGCTGGAGATTCTCGACGTTGACCATGTGTTCCGCGTGCTGATTGATGGGCGGGTACGCATTGAGTCCGACGGGGAGGAGGGGGAGGGTCTGCGCGGGCAGAGTCTGCATACCAGTGCGGTCATACAGCTCGTGCCCGACAGCCCGAAAGAATAAGCCCGACCGGCGCGGTCTGACGGATCAGCCCGCGTAAACGTTCACAAACGCCCAGCTGCCGCCCTGACACGCTTCGTCCTCCTGATGTACCTCTACGCTGCGCGGCTGCGGCACCACGCCGCCTTTGTCCACCAGAAACGCCAGGTGCACTTCGATGGCACTCTCCGCATCGGCAACGGCCTCCTCAAAGGTATCGCCCGCGAAATAGCACCCTTCAACGTCCGGTACAAAGCCGGAGTAGCCGCCGCTCTCTGTTTCGTGCAGGTACAGTGCAAACATCATATGCTCACCTCATTATGTAATTAAAAGATTATGTAATTATATACTCTCAGGATTATGTCTCGGGCGCGCAGCCGCGAATAAGGGTGGTCGTGGCCGGAACGGGCTGATTTTTTTATCAATTCGTGCGGATTTTTCCGGGCGTAATCCGTCGATTATTTCCTGACCAGTACCACGCTAAACGTAAGTTTGTGTTAAGGAAACTACCGGATTGTGTCTGTGAGAAGGTCAAAAGTGGGAGGTTACTTACATTTTGCTGGAGTGAGTGGTTATTTATTGAGCGGTAAGGGATTGACACTACAGGGGGAAAAAGAGATTCTAGTGGGGCAGCGGATTGGAGCCTGCAAGCTCCGCACCGCCTCAGCCTGAAAGTGCTAACCCACGTTTCAGACCAATTGAGATAAGTTTACTCAGGGTGACTCCCTGCGTCAACCTCCTCTTTTGTGTCTCAGACACAAAAAGTGTTACAAACCTGACACACTTTCAAAAGCCATCGTATGCAAAAGGCCTGTTCCGGGTTGGAAGAAATTGCGCGTGTTACCGGACAGACGATGGTAGTAGACCGAATGGGGAGTCTCTGCATGGTCTACAGCTCACTGCATGTCACCTAAAAAGAACCGAGCGTCAGGCGTGGAATGAGAAACCGCAGCCACAATTGCGGATTGTCGCCGGTACTACTTCATGGTGGGGTCTACGGGAGCGCAGAGGGGTGTGACGGGAGGGAAACTTTTCGTAGCTCTAAGCCGTAGCATGGTACATGCCTTTCCTGGCTCCAGCTGGGAAGGGATCTGCCTGCCTTGAAGCGCCCTATGGGCGGGAAAGGCAAGCCCTAAACGGCGCAGTAGCACTTTGAGTACGATGTAACTATTATGCGACCAGTCTAAAAAAAAGAGAGGGTTTGCGAAATGATTCATCTGGGCGAAGTGATCTGGCAGCTGGTTCTGTTTGTAGCGAGGTCGGTTGTGCGTTCTAAGCGCCGCAGAAAAAAATAGCGGTGTGGCCACAGGGAAAGATGACAACACCGCAAGTCTTACAAAATCCCACCAGGGATTCTTTGTTCAGTGAGACGGTTATTCAACCTTGTTGGTCTGGCTGGTCTGGTTGGCTGGCCAGTCTCCACTGTTTGCTGACTGCTTCACTTCACGTCTGATACTCTGCCACTTCCCGAGCTGGTCATTGCCCACCGCGAGACCGAAATAGATCAGAAAAAAATCCATGTTCAGTTCACCCCGGTGCGCCTGCAGCAGCACGACATAGGTGCAGGTAATAAACGCGATAGCTTTCATCGTTTTTGACAGGGACACGGAACCGTCGCCTGCCGATCTGAATAACTCGGCCATCATTTGTTTCACAGACTTCATGCGATAACGCCTCCCGCTCTGCGGTACGCCACTTCGAGCTTGTCGATGCCGTGCTCATGCTGGCCATACCCGGCTCCGGGAAGACTGGCCCAGCGCGAACGGCACTTCATCACGGCAGTGGCAAAGCGACCGGCACGAATATCATCGGTCGCCCGGCACTCTTTTATCAGCTGCAGCGCAATTAAATCCTGCGCAATTGGGCTGAAATCGTTGAGCCTGAGCTGCACGCGGTAGACCTCCCAGAAACGGTAAAGGATCTGATAGCGTCCTGCAGCAGTCGAAACGATACGCAGCTTCGGCAGGCTGACCCGCACGTTCGGGTGAACGGCATAGCCGGTGAAGAGACCCCCACCGACCAGCACGTCATAGCCCCTGTCGCGCGTCGGCTGGCGACCGTTATCGGTGCCCTCCGAGTAGCCCAGCATGTCCAGAAACGCGTTAAGGTTGCGCCCGCCGGGCTGCGGCCACAGAACGGTTTTAATTTCCGCCATTGGGTGCACGCCGCGCGTTGTAGTTCAGTTTCTCAACACCTTCTTTCAGGTCGCGCATATCCGACCGGACTTCGGTACGGAACTGCGCAATCTGGCCAGCGGTATCGGCCCGCAGAGACGCCTGTGCGGCCACGGTCGCGGCCATCTGGGTCTGCAGCACCTTCACATCGCCCACTGTAATCAGCTGCTGGTTGTTAATGGCCGTTATCTGGCCATTGATGTAAGTAATCGACCCTGCCAGCAAGCCGAGCAGGGTCAGTATGGTTGGTATGTTAACGGTAAGGTCTAAGCGTACGCCTTGACCTGTACCGTTTCCGCCGGTCGGGGTGGTCATATCCGCCTCGCAATATCCAGTCAGTTAGTAAACGAGTTGCACCGTAATGCGCACTCGATGCCGTCGCGGCAGCTCGGGTAACTGATACATCGACGTGTCACGCGTAACGATGGTCTGGCGCACCTGGCTGACTCTCTCTGTAGCTTGCGGTGTGCTTTTGTCAGGATACCGGGCAATAACTGCCGTCTGTTGCGCCAGCTCTGGCACCCGTACAGCGGACTGAGGGACATCCTTTGATGGGTACAAAGCTGAAACGGAAAGTTGTTCGGTAACGAGAGACACGGCCAGTGGTGCGTGCAGCGTCTCAGGATCAGGAAAGCCCGTAGTAAGCGCCAGTTGCTCAATAACGTGAGCCGCTTTTACCGGTGAATGCAAACTTTCAGGCGCATCATAGATCACTTCTGACGCTATTTGCTCGTGTATTTGAAACGTTACAGCGTAATTCGTCGGTAAAAACGCATCAGGGTAGGTAGCTTCCACGGCATACTGCTGAATTACCTGAGAAATGTCCAGAAAACTGGCCGGAATATCCGTAGAAAAATACTGCGCTTCTACGCCGATCTGCGCATAGATTTGTGAGGAAAACACCCCGCTATCGGCCATTTGTGCCGGAGAAGGCTCTTTTGTGTATGAAACAGTGATAATGTTGTATTGCGGCACACTCATTTTCGACAGCGGCAGCGGCGCGGGGTTGTCCATGACCACCAGTTCCACGAACTGCGGCGCAAAAACGTTTCGGCTGCGTTCATACACGGTGCCCGGCGGCGGATACCAGTTCGGGTCTGCGCGCGTCGTGAACGTCAGACTGGCCTGCGCAAGCGTTGTCACCGACTGACGCTCAACCGGGCCAAACTCCGAGGACTGCATCACCAGCGCGCGCGCCTGAGCGGCACGGGAACGGGCGAGCATCCCGCCGGGCGCGTCGTACGGCGTACCGGCCATGGCCAGACTCACCATCTGCGGCACGCGGGTACGTGAAATCGGCAGCGGCTGAACAAAGCTCTGCACCACCCTCACCGTCTCCTGCGGCACGCGGACGCGCGAAATCGGCAGCGGGTCGCGGTTCTGCTGTACCACCTGCGCGACTTCCTGCCCCACGCGCGTCCGGCTCTGCGGCATCGGCCTCAGCGCGCCCTGCAGCGTCAGGAGCGTGGCCTGCTTCGCCATCTGCATCCCCACGGGTTCAGGCATCTGCGTGCCCGCTACGGCCAGCAGCGACGTCTGAGCAGCCATCTGCAGGCCCATCGGCACCGGCATCACCGTCGCCTGCACGACCTGCGAGCGCTGTTCGCCCACTGTAATCAGTGAACGCGGGAACGGCTCGGGCGTGCGCTTCTGCATCACCCGCACGCTGTACTGCGCGATAAACGCGGGGGAGTGCCACATTTGTTGTCCAGGCAGCTGCTGCACCACCTGCGTGAAATTCTGCGGCGCGTACAGCCCGGAGGTGGGCTGGTAGGGAATGTCGAGCGACTGGCAAACCAGCATGACGTTTTGCCCCAGACGCTCCTGCGATACCACGTCCGGCGGCAGCGGCACCGCCGAGCGCGTGACGGCCAGACTGCGCATCTGGGCCGCGCGCTCCGTGGATATGGGGCGTACCGGCGGCACCGCCTGCACGACCTGCACGCGCGACTGGGCAACGCTTGAGGTCGAGTACACGAACGGCAGCGGGTCGGAGGCCTGTATCACGAGGCTGTACGCCTGACCGGCGCGCTCCACCGAGATGATTTGCGCCATCGGCGGCACCGGCAGCGCCTGCGTGACCGCCTGCAGCGTCTGGGTGTACTGCGCAACGATCGTCGGCACCGCGTCCAGCACCATCAGCGTTTCGCGCGACACGGACGTCATGGCAAAGCCGTTCATCCGGTAGAGCACTTCTTTGTACACCAGCGCGACGTTGTGGTAGTCCCGCGCCTCGTCCTGACTGGTCAGCCACTCCGCGCTCTGGTTGAAGTGGTTAGCCCTAACGATGTCGGTATACAGAAACTCTTTGTGCAGAAGCGACGTGAAAGTCAGGACTTCCGGCGGCGTCTCCCGTGAGGTCAGCCACTCCAGCGACGCGCTGGCGGTCTGAAACCGCGCCGCGTCGGCGTAGAGCACCTCTCTCGACTCGCTGATAACGAACTGCGGATCTAAGACTACGGCTTCTCTGGAAACCAGAAACTCGCGCGACAGCCCCGCGTTATTCACTGCCATGTGTCCGCCTTATGTGACGATTTTGAAACCGTATTTCAGGGCGGCAGCTTTTGCCGGTGTCCACGCGTCACCCGACGGCGTTTTGTTGAGCACCACCGAGCGGGTTATCAGACCGCTGCCCGCCGCAACCGTGCCGAGCGAGTTCACCACGCGGGTGCCGTCGTCGGCGGTAATGGCCATTTCGTGCGACGTCCCGGAGGCGTTCTGGAAGCGCGCCCGGATGGTCACGCCGTGCACAAAACCGGCTGTGCTCTGCACCACGGAGGCCGACTGGCCATACAGGTCTTCGGTGCCCGCGCCGTCGCCGGTGAGCATCTGAGTGGGGTAGGCGGTGTTGGCCACCGGGTCGTTGATCACGTCGGCGTTACTGGTAAATCCGTCCGGTCGCTTGAACTGCGCCATCACGTCCACGTCCGGTGCCTCACCCATAACCCGCGTGGTTTTGCCGAGGCGCGTGTTGGGGGTCTGCCCGTCGGTCAGGTCAAGGCAGTAGATGTCACTGAGGTAAATGCTGCTTAAGCGATAGGTCACATTCGACGCCTCACCCCGGAACAGCCGCAGCTGGAAGCCTTTATCGAGGTTCGCATCCGCTGCCGTCCACGGGGCAAGGCCTGCGTAAATATCATCCACCCAGATTTTGATGGTCTGCGCCACCGTATCCACTTCGACCTCAAAAAAGTGGTCGGTGTCCCACTTAAGCTGAATCCCGGCCCCGTTGGGGTCAGCCTGCCCCCGGATGCGAAACGTGGGCGGTGTGATGTAGCTCGACATCGCACTTGTCATAGACCACCACGCCACCGTCGGACGCCCCCAGTTGTCCGCCCCAAACGCGCTCTGGAGCGTTGAGGCCTGCCCGCCCACCAGCGTGAGGTTGGGCTGGAGGGTTGCGGAGGCGTTGTTGCGCGTGCGGCCCGAGGCGCAAAACTCAAAGCCGTGACCCTCGTTGTAGTTCTGGCCGGGGTTTTGCGCCAGTGTTGTCAGGGCGTTGAAACGTACCAGGAATCCCGCGATATATTTTGTGCGGGGCGTCGGAAAAACCCTGTCCAGCGCATAGTCCATATTGTAGAAATGCGAGTTTGAGGGATGGTCAATGTTCATGCCCAGACGCTTTTTAGTGGGCACGATAGGGTCGGGGTAAATGCCCACGGTGCCGTACGCCGCTACCTGCTGATAGTTGTTGTTGTAGCTGTCGAGATAGTTGCTGAAACCCGCCATCTCGCGCCACTCAGAGTCGGTCTGGATAGGCCGGGCAGGGTTGCCGCCCAGCACGTCAAAGGTGCCGGTAGCAAAGCGCTGGAAGGATTCGGTAAATAAGATGCCCATGCGACCCCCTTAACGTGTCACGATGCCAAACTGCAGTGATTCGACGGCGTTTTTGCTCCAGCTGCCGCCGCCCGGTACGGCCTCGTAGGTCGCCTGGTAGTATTTGTACGTCTCCGCCAGCGTGAGCTGGGTTTCGTTCGTCGCACCGCCCTCCGGCTGTACCAGCAGGCCAATTTTTCGGTCATCGAGATCGCCTTTGCGGGCGTAGGCCAGCACGGAGACCGCGAAGATCTGATTGTCGGTCGGCAGCACGGTGTTGGAGCGAAACACGTCTTTGGCTCCGGCAACGTTGGACTGCAGGTACGGGGCGTTGGCTTTGTTCGGCTCCAGCTGTCCGGCGATGGCCGCGTGCGTTAAGCCGGAGCTGGCCGGTACGGCTGTCCACTCGGTTGTGACGTCTGCGGTCGGGGCGCGCGTGGTGATTTCAATCGGCCCCACGCGGTCGGTGTTTTTGGTGCCGCTGCCGTCGAGCACGTAGAAATCATCCAGCACCTGCACGCCCGCCTCCGGCGCGGTGCCCACCTGCCCCCAGACGATTGAGTAGATAGTCGGCAGGGTCGTGCTGCTCACGTCCACGGTCAGCTGCAGCTCGTTGTTGGCGAACACCTGAACGCTTTTCGCGGCGATGTCGATGCGGATCTCGATGTAGTACCACGCCGAGAGAATGAGCGGGTTCACGCCCAGCTGGGTGCCGACCTTCATTTTGCCGGTGACGGTATCCCAGTCGATGTCGATGACGTTAGCGATACGCGCGATGCGCATACGGCTGCCGGTCGCATACAGCGCAAAGCCAAACACCGCCAGATTGCCGGTCGGGGTAAAACCCCACTGCAGTGAGGCGTTCGTGGTAGAGGAGCGGGCGACGTTAAACTGCAGCGCGCGTGCGCCACTGCGGCGACCGGCCACCACCGAGAACGTGCTCGCGGTGGCGTTGGCCACCACATACCCGTTAGCTTCCAGATAGGGCTGCAGCGTCGCACCCGATACGCCTTCTGCCGCGTACTGGTCAAAGCCATCACAAAATTTCAACATGTAAAACTCCTTACGGTCGGATAACGACGCCAAACGGGATTGAGGTTGCCTTTTCATCGTTCCACGCGCTGCCATCCGGCGCGGTGTCGAAAACGGCATAGCTGTATTTCATTGTGGTGGAGAGGTTTTTATCGACCACCTCCAGCTGGGGCTGACCTTTGCGCCCCACGACCATGCCGAGCTGCCGGGCATCGATGTCCGACTTACGGTTGAGCACGGTCAGACCGACGGCGACGACCTTCGCACCGGCGGGCAGGCCTTTGTTAGAGAGAAACGTGTCGGTCGCCCCCGAGGTGTTGGACTGGATATAGTCGGTATCCGTCGGCGGCTCGTTATCCACCAGGGGGAAGTGGTCGGTGCCGGTTGAGGGCGTCCACTCCTTATCCACGTCCGAGGTCGGCAGGCGCGACTCAATGGCCAGCGGCCCCACGCGCTCAACGTGTGCGGTGCCGGTGTTGTCGGAGAAATACAGGTCATCCAGATATTTCTTATCCTTCGGGTCGCTCGTCCACGTCGTTTCAAACAGCACCAGAAACTGCGCGGTGTCGGGCATCTGTACCTCAATATCCTTGCCGTTGTTGACCCACAGCTGCACCAGCCCGGAGGTCTTATCGAGCACAATTTCAAAGTAGTACCACAGGTCGAGCAGCACGGTCGCGGTGCCCTTCGCACCCGCAAAGGACAGCTTGCCGTCGTTCGCATCCCAGCCCAGCGTGCCGAGGTTTTTAACGGTCACGATGTCGCCCCTGACCTTACCGGCGCGGTACGCAAAGCCAATACAGACCTTGGTTGCGCTGCTGCCGTAGGTGCGCTGCAGGCTGACCACCCCGGCGGTCTCGTCGCCTATCTGCAGGGCGAGCTGGGTGTTGTCACGGGCCGGTGCCAGCTTGGGCACCCCTGTGACTTTATAGCCCGAGTTGTTGAGGATGTCGGCCATAGGCTGACCCTCCATGCCCCGCAGCTGATCAAAGCCATCTAAAAATAGAATCATGGGTGCCTCATAGTTTTAATTTCACGCCAAACTCAGCCGGAACAATGCTCTCTGCGGTGTATCCGTTTGCGCTGAACTGAGTATACCGGTACGTCCACTCACGGCTGATATTGCTTTCGGTGCGCTTCTGGTCGTCGATGTTAAATTCCAGACTCATGGGGTCTGCGGTCGCCTTGCGAAACAGCGTAATGAGCTGCAGATACTTCACCGGGTTGTCGTCCGGCAGGCGCTGACTGGAGACGAACGAGTCGTATGCGTCGCCCTTCGAGCTGTAAATAAATTTATCCAGCATGTCGATTGGCGGCGTGACGGCCAGATAGTGCGAGTCGGTGCCGGTGACGCTCCACTCGGTCGTTTTGTCCGACGAGGGAAAGCGCGTGGTGATCTGCATCGGGTTCTGGCGGTTGCCGTCGTTGATGTAAAAATCATCCACGTTGCGGGAGCCGTAGTCGTTGGCCACCGCCTCGTAGGGGTTCAGGCGGATGCGCACGTTCTGGCCTATCCCGGACGGCAGCGGGGCCGTCACGTCGGCTTTGCCGTTCACAAACACCCGCACGATGCCTGCGTCCCTGTCCAGCTCCATCTCGATGTAGTACCAGCGCGCTTTCAGCGGGTTCACGTACCCTACCGCGCCGTTGAGGTTGAGCAGGCCGCTCACGCTGTCCGCCGAGAGCGTTATCAGGTTGTCGTTGCCGGTCGCGTTGCGAATAGCCAGCATCGGCCCTCGGGCGTCAAACTTCACCGCAAAGCCCACCGCCAGCTGATTGCCGAAACTCCAGTTGCGCGACAGCGCCGCGCGGTAAAGCGTCAGGCTGGAGCCACCCCGGCGACCGGCAGCGGTTTCGACGGTGCCCTCCAGCGTGTAACCGGCAAGACGCATCAGCTGCTCCGGGCGGTCGGTGCGGGCAAACTGGTCAAAGCCATCAAAAAATAGCGTCATAGCGGCCTCATACAAAGTTCAGGCGAAGGATAAAACCGAAATCTTTAGCCGACTGCACCACCACTTGCGGCGCACGGATGGTCAGCAGGTCGCCCGCGCTGAAACGCACCGGAGACCCGCCGGTCGTCGCAAACGTGGCGGTCGAGGCTCCGGCGCTCACGGTGATGGTTCCGACGTTCTGGCCGTTGCGCTGCAGCACCAGCTGGAAATACGCTTTTGCCGCCGGGTTCATGGCCAGCCGTGCGCCGGTCATGTTGGCCGGTAGCATCAGCGGGTCGAGAATGGGCAGCATCACCAGCTGTTCATCCGCGTACATCTGGTCAGTCACGGTCACGGCCAGATCGTAGGCGGTCGGCTTCACCACCGGGTCAGCGCCGGGGTCGTCCGGGTTCTCGCCGGTGGTTTCGCTGAGCCAGCTCGTGCCGTCGTACCACACAAAGTCGTTGATGGACTTCACGCGCAGACGCCAGCCCTCTTTCGGCGTGTAAAACACCCAGGCACCTTCCACCAGCACGGCGAGCTTGCCGGACTTGCCCGCCCACGGGCCTGCCGGGTTGGCGGCGACCAGATAGGCGTAACCCTCTTTGGCCTCCGCCGGGGGCGTGGTGAACGACATCGACTGCACCAGCGGCGCAATCAGGGTGTCGATAAACAGCAGGTCGTCGTTTACCGGGCCACCCCAGAAGTCTTCACCGCGCTCCCATCCGTAGGCCAGCCCCTGAGACGGGGCCGTTTTCTTGGCCATCGTTAGCTCCCTTTAGTCTGCTGCGGCAGGTCAGCTGCCCAGCCGTGGTCGTAGTTGGTTGACCAGCCGGTCGCGTTGTCCGGGTCTGGCGCAGGCGGCGGCGGTGGCGGCGGTGGGGCCGTCTCCGGTACGTCCGGGTCTGGGTTCTCGCTGCCAGGATCTGGCGCAGGCGGCGGCGGTGGCGGCGGATCGGTTTCCGGGTCAGCCGGTTCGCCCGGCGGTGTGGGCGGAGGCGTCTCCGGTGTCGGCCCGCTGCCCACCGGCGGGTAGGTTATTGGCGGTTTCACGGTGCCGTTACCGGGTTCTGCGCCCGGCGGCAGCGGCGTGGACGGCAGGATAACCGTCAGCCCGTAGCCCTGCCAGTTGTACATATTGTCGCGGACGGCGTTGATGGCCATCTGTATGCCAACGGCACCGGCGGCACCCAGCGCGCGACCGGCACGCTCACCGTAGGCCTTCGCCTGCGACGCAGAGAGCACCCAGCCCGCGTCTGCCGTGTAGATGGTGTCCAGCGTCACCCTACCGCCGCTTATCGTGCTGTAGCCCAGCCAGATGCGGTACTGCACGCCCGGCTCCGGGGCGATACCGCTGGCAAAGTGGTCATAGGCCACGTCACCCTGCGTCAGGCGGTTGCGGTGAGCGAAGGTGAACACGACGTCTTTACCGGCAGGCGCGTAGTAGTCGAAGTTATCGGCGCGCGCGTCCACCTGCTCATACCAGTGTTTGCCGTTGGCCAGCAGCAGGCCCGGCGGGTACGGACGATGCGGACGGTATTGCATCTCCAGCGACTTAAACGGCGTGTCTGCAGGCGTGAGCGCCTCGCTGTAGCTGTGCGGCACCACGTTCAGCTCGGCTACCTCACTGTCACCGTAGAGCTTATTCGCGGTCGCGTGCGCCCGGTCAAACAGCCAGATAACGGCACCGGCGTAGTGAACGGCAGGCACGGTATCCGCCGCGCCGCGACCCACCCGGAAGTGCGTGCCGTCCACCGAGTCGATAAGCATCAGCTCGTTATCCACCAGCAGCAGGTCGCCCCGCTTGAGGTTCGACAGCGGCACGCCGTCGGCTTCACTGGTCGGGCTGGCATCAAACTCGCCGGTCAGGAAGTGAATAAACCCGCTGAGCTGCCCCCACGGCGTCCACGGCTGCGCGCCGTCGGCCTGCCAGTCGGTCTCGCCCTGCACGCGGTGATAGAGGTCGTAGCCGTCGGTCAGACGGTCAGACGGGCGCGCCACAAAGGCCAGCGCCTGACTGTGCTCCGTGTCGCGTCCGTCGCGCACCAGCGTCAGGTACGGTGCCTCATAGAGGTAGAAATCCACGAGCGGCGTGATTTTAGTGGTCTGGGAGGTGGACTCACTCATGGACGCGACGTTCATGCCGCCGGTGTCGTCCGCGCCGCCCGTCATATCCGCATCGTACTGCGAGGTCTGCATCGACATCATCGACATCTGCCCGGCGTTCGGATCTTCGTACTCCTCGTCGGTGTCCGGCGCAGGCTCAGAGGCTGCGGCCATTGTCATCATGGCCACCTCGGCGGTCTGCGGCGGCTTTTTGTGCACCACGAAATTCAGCGTGTAGTATTGCCACGACTGATAGCCCTCGCGCATGGAGTCGAGAAAGATAACGCCGGTTGCGGCTTCCGGCGCACCGGCTTCGACCTGCAGGTCAGCGGCGGCGTTGGCGTAGGTGTAGACATAACGCGTGCCGCTGATGCCGGTTTCGTTACGCACCATCGCGCCGGAGGCGTCATACACGCGCATCCGGTAGGTCTGACCCGGCTCCGGGCCGATGTCACCGGCATCATGCTCAATGAGCTGATCCTGCTGCACAACGCGGTCGCGGTGCGTCCAGGTGATGTCGAGGTAGTCCGGCACCTCGTCGGCCCCCACGTCGGCGCGCAAGTCCTGCACCTCAAACCAGCGCTTTTCTCCGGCGGCGAGGGTTTTGGTCATGACGTGGCCCGGCGGGTACGGGCGGATAAAGCGATGTTTGAAATCGAGGCCATCGACCGGCGCATCCTCAATCGGGAAGCGGCCACCGCGCATCGTCCACGGCAGGAGCTTCACGTCGAGGTGTTCGCCCGAGAGGTATCGCGTCCCGTCGGTGCCGCCGTTGTCGCCCACGAGCCAGACCAGCTCACCGGCAAAATGGCGCTGCGGTATGGTGTCCACCGCGCCGCGACCCACAACCAGCTGCCTGCGCACGCTGTCCCAGTCGTCGAGGCGCATCATCTCCTCTTTGACGTGCAGCAGCATCCCCTGCTCCAGCTCGCTCCAGTCAAAGTCGATGCTGAGCTTATCGATGGTGATTACGTCGTCCAGAATGCCGCTCATGACCGACAGCTCGCCCAGCGGCGTGAAGTCACCCGTACCGGCCTCGTCGGTGTAGCCCGCCTGCCCCTGCGGTTTCACGGCGATGTCGTACGCCATGGAGATCTGCGTGGGCTTCTCGGCGTGGGCGCGCAGGTAGCCATCGAGCGGCCCCACGGTGCGAAATTCGCCCTCGGGCATCAGGCCGGACAGCTCGGCGTACGTCGCTTCATAAATCAGTCGGCGCGCCACCGCCGGGGTAAAGTCCGGCTCAACGTGCTGCGGCGGCTGCACCTGTCCGAAGGTGTTCAGGTCAACGCCGAACATGTCCTGCACGGCCACAATTTTGATTTTGCCGTCTTCCTGCCCGGCCTCTTCCACGGTGCCCACGCGCACCACGACCGTGCCGATACCCCGGCTTTGCGGGTCTTGAATTTTCAGCACGTCACCCGGCTGCACGCGCCACGCCCGCCGGTCGCAGGTCAGGGAGAAGCGGCGCACGTTGGTTGAGGCGCTTTTCAGGTCGCGTTTGGCAATCTGCAGCGCCAGCTTGGCGGTAGGTATGCCCGGATAGTCGCGGGTGTCACTGGCCAGCGCGCCCTGCGTCTGAATGAGGGCGAGGTTATGCTCACGCGCCTGCGCATCTTTGTTGGAGATAGGGCTGTGCCAGTTGACGATGATTTCGTTCATGAGGTTGTACGACGAGGCGTTTGTGGCTTCATCGATACTGAGCAGCCCGGAGTCGGTATCGAGCACCGGCAGGCCGTCCGGGTTGTAGTCCTCACGAATGAGCTTGAGCTTGTACTTACCGGTGAATTTATCCACGTACACCACGCCACCGATGTGATCGATAACGGTCTGGATAAAACTCATAAGCGTATCTTGCCGAGACCAGCGCAGGCACAGGCCGAAGTTCTCGTCAAACAGGGCGTCGGCGGCTTTGCGCCAGTCGGTATCCAGAAACAGCGAGCGGTCGCGCCCCAGCCCCCACGACCGGTTGGTCAGCGCCTCATAGATGATGTGCGCCGGGTTCATGGCGTGGATCACGCGCTGCTGTCCGTTCGTTGTGTACCCGGTCATCAGAATCTCGGCTTTCTCGGGATACCACACCGCGCCATCCCAGCCCGCCTTGATGCGGCGCAGGCGAAACGCCCACGATTTCGGGTACGGCGACATCGCGCAGACCATGCCGTCAAAGAAGGCCGTCACCACGCCCCGGAACTGCGGCTGCGGGCCGCTCAGCATACTGCGCAGTCCGCCGCTCATGGTCTGGCTTGGCCCGCCCATCATCAGATCAAACTGACCTTTGATGCCGCCCTCTGCCTTGGTGCCGCCAAACAGGTTTTCTTTGTCGATCTCAAAGCTGACGTTACCTGTCGCGCTGCCTGACCACGCCTGCCGGTCGCCCACGGTTATCTCGCAGACTTCATCCACCGGGCCACGCCCCAGCCCCATGTGAATGCCCATGTAGTATTTAAACCCGACCGTGGTTTTCTTAAACTTTCCCATGCTTCTCCTCCCACTCGGCGCGGGCTAACGCTGCGGCTTTACGCATAAAGGGGTTTGAGGACTGTTCTGCCAGCGAGCACGGGTAGCCGTCGCGCAGGAAGTCAGCGAGCGAGATCCCCAGACGTTCCGCCTGGCGAATGATGCCGGTGCGGCAGAGATTGAGCGCGCGCGCGTGGCGCACATAGATACGCGGTTCATCCATCATTTTTTCGCATTCTTCGCTTTAACTTTCTTCGTGCGGAAATTGCCGTAAGCCAGCACCTGCCAGCTCTCCGTCCAGTTCTCGCCGAAATACACCACCTGCGGCGTGCCGTCTTCGGCCACCGGCAGATCAAAGTCACCAAACGTTGCCGCTTTGGCCCCCGCCGGTTTCGGCGACAGGGCAACGTTTATGATGATGGACACGACTATCATCGCCAGCGCGTAGGCTAAAGGCATGGCTTGCTCCTCAGAAAACGGGGTTGCCGTCAAACGGTGAACGGTCAGGCATCGACGGAATACCGCCGTAGTTATCGAGATTGTTAAATTTGTTCAGGCACTCAGACGTTGTGCGCCCGCAGCCGGGGTAAATCTTGATGGTCATGCCCCCGGCCAGCCCGTCCACCACGCCGAATATGGTGATGACCTCACCGGCGTGATCCTCAATCGCCCGGCGCTCAACGCCGCGTACCGGATCGAGCCACTCGATATACCCACCGGCGAAATAGCGGTTGTCGTACCGCGCCGCCTCGGGCACGCGGATGCTGCTGCCGCCGACCGTGCTTATCTCGCCGTCGAGGCGAAACCGTTCTTTGCTGACGCCGCAGTTCATGTCATAGAGCGAGTACGGGCATCCCCGGCTCCACGCAAGGCGCAGGCCGTTGCGCTCCATTGACGCCGACAGGGTGTTACAGGTGACTTTTGCGGCCACCGGCGAGGCGACGTTGACCTGAAACACCTCGCCCACGTAGCACACCGCCGCCTCGGTATCGCCGTAGTGGAACCGGCGCATCGTGAGGTAAAGCGGGTTAATGGGCGGCGTGCCCAGAAACAGGCTCACGACGGTGGTGTCGTTAGGCATCGTCACCGTCAGCGCGTCCACCTGCGTTTCGCCCGACTGCTTCACGCCGTCATCGGAGATAGAGATGGATTTCCACACGTTGCCGCCCATCGAGATCGGCATCGTTGAGGAGGTATAGCGCCAGTAGTTATCGTTCAGGCGAAACTCATAGAGGTATATGGGTTCGCCGTCGTTGTTACTGGTTTCCAGCAGGTTAAAAGCCATGTCCGGCCCCCTTTAGGTGGGATTTATGGGCGTCGCACTGCGGCGCTCGTCAAAGGTCTTAAGGGTCAGCGAGACCGTGCTCGCCCCCTCGGCATCGGTGAGGCGGTTCAGCTCCACCGAGTCTATGTCCAGTCGCCCGCGCGGCATGTAGCTGATGCGCTTGACCTGCTCTCTGGCAAGGTTTGGTAGCGTCTCAGCGAGAAACAGATACTCCTCGTCGCCAATCACGCGGCTGCTGATGATGGTGTTCGGCAGGTTGGTGCCGTCCCACAGCTGAATGAGGATGTCCCGCCGGGCGGACTGCTGCACGCCTGCATACTGGGTGTACCCGGTGTTATAGGCCACCAGCGCGCCCTGCTCGCCGACCGCATCCCGCGACAGCGCGATGTCGTTGTGCCAGGTAGGGATGTGAAAGTCCTGCCAGCGCCCGGACATCCTGAAAAGCATCTGCTTAAACGCGAACGTGGCTTTGCGCCCGTACAGGTGGTACACGAATTTCAGCCCCGTTGAGACCTGATTGCCGGGGTCGCGGATAACCGGGCGGCTTATCGTGTTGTCTTCGGTAAACAGCAGGCGCTCAAAGGTCAGATCAATGCTCTCCCGGAAATTCGGCTCCAGCATCAGAATGGGCTGGCCGGTACGCGCGTAGGTCGGCAGGTTCCACGCGGGCGTGATGGCGTAGTTCTCCACGGTGTCAAAGCGCAGGCTGTACTGCTGAACCGCGTCTGTGACCAGCGTGCCGCCCATCTGGCCCTGAATCTGCGCCACCCTGACCGGCGTGATGGTTGCGCCGCGCGGAGTATCGACGTTGAGACCGTACGCCAGCACCAGCTGACCGGCGTGCTTTTCAGCCACCAGATTCAGCTCGTAATCAAACAGGTCGTCACGGCGGATCAGCACCACGTCGTTGACGTTGTAGTCGCGGTAATCGAAGTCGCCGAAAATATCCACGCTGCCACCGACCGCCCTGTTGGTGATAGCCGACTCGTCGTGCCACAACGGCAGCAGGCCGTATCTCGCGCCCACGCCGGTGAGGTAGCTGTCTATCAGAGTGCGGTGCGGCCCGAACGCGTTAAACATCGCCTCAATCGACCGGCGCGGCACCTGACGCAGCTTGCGCCGCTGCTCCGCCCCGCTCTCCGAAATCAGCACGTCGGTGAGCCACTCCATGCGCTCGATGATGCCGTTTGCCCAGTTTGGCTTGACCAGAAACACCGGGTAGCTGAGGCGCTCGTCGTCCGTGTAGGGCGGCTTCGGGCCGAGGGCGGCATCCGGGATCGGCACCACGTCGGCGATGAAATCGTTCGCGCGCGAGACCTCAACAATCTTGCCGTTGAGCGACAGCTCGTACACCGCGTACGCCGGGTCGATGCCCACGTCGCGGTTGCGGTAAATCACGTCCCAGCGGTAAACGCCGTTTTTGGCCACCACAAACTCGGTGCGCAGCGGCGTTGCCGACAGCGAGCTTTCCGCCACCAGCTTTTTATCGAGCAGGAACTGCCCGGTATCATCGGTGATGTGCCGCAGCAGGTACGTTCCGGCCTGCAGCTTGATCCACTTCGCCGCGTAGTAGCTCTGACCCTTCTGGCCCTTCTCGATGTCCTGCTGAACGTAGATTTCATACGCCCCGTTCAGCGTGGAGAAATGTCCCTGAGCGCGCGTGCCGGTGCTTGTTTCGCGCAGCGGCCTCAGTCCCGGAATCTCTGCCATCAGCCGTTTCTCCCGCCTTTGTTACTCTTCACGATGTTGCGAACGCTCGGGGCGTTGCGGCGCAGGATCTGCAGCACGGCCATCTCGCCCTCTGCGGTGTTCATTGCCTCCGGCACCTTCGCCCGGTCGTCCACGAACACAAAGCGCATGTTCTGCGGCGAGTACGACCCGGCGCTGGAGCGGTTCTGGTTGAGGATGTTGGCCGGGTCGTTTTTATCCAGCACCTGCTCGCCCTTCTGCAGGATGGTCGGCACTTCGTCGGATTTCAGGCCCGGCAGGCCACCGTCGTGGTAGCGCTGCGCGTTGGCAAACCATGACGGGTTCATGCCACGCATCTGCTGACCGCCGGAGGTAACGCTGCCGATGATGCCGCCGTTGTGTTTTGCGCCAGCTGCACCGCCCGCTGCCGTACCACCGGCTGCTGCCGCCGCGCTCGATATGCCGCCCTTCACGGAACCGGCAGCGCCGCCCAGACCGGCCAGCGCGTTGAGCACCATCTGTTTGATGATGGCCATCGCAATCTGGCGCAGGAGGTCGCTGAAAAACTGCAGCATCGCCACGCCTGCCGCCGTAAAGGCCTCGCCCATGCTCTGCGTGCCCAGTACCACGTTCTGAATGCCGTCGGCGATAGAGCTGATTGCGGTGTCCATGCCGTTGAGCACGCCGTTTACGATCTGCACCGACATCTGGGTATAGGTGCCGGTCAGGTCGCTCATGCTGGCGCGGGCGGCGGCGATGTTGGCCTGCAGCTGCGCCCACGCTTCCGGGCCGAGCAGCGCTTTCGCCTCCTGACCGGCAGAGGACAGCTGATCCAGCGCGCTGCTGATGCCCGCCTGCGAGTCGTTATTCACGCCGATGACGCCTGCGACCTGCTGATCCTCACTGATAACCCCGGCCTCGCGCTTCGAGTTAATCTCGTCGATACGGGCTTTTCGGGTTGCCAGCAGGGAGTTAACTTTCTTCTGCAGCCGCTCCACTTCATCCAGCTGCATCTTATTGGTCAGGGTGGCCGTGTTGACCTGCTGCAGCTTGTTGAGCTGGTCAGTCAGCAGCTTGCCCTCGGTGCCGCCAATCTTCGCGGCGTCGGCCCGCAGGTTGTTGTACTGCACCTGCATTTTGTTGATAGCCGCCTGCGTGCGCTCCTGCAGCGTGCTGGTCGGGTCTTGATTGGTCTCTTTGACCTCCACGCTCGCCTTGAGGCCTTTATACTTTTCGGTCAGCGCCTCAATGGCTCTGGCGCGCTTATCGATGGCCGGTTTGGCCCGCTGAGAGGCGTTGTACTCGTTGGTCTCGACCTGCTTCTCCAGCGCGATGATTTTCTGGAGCTGCGCCAGCTGCGCCTCACCCTCTTTACCGCCGATGGCTTTGGCCGCTTTAACCTGCGGCTCGAAGCGTTCATCCACAAGCGCCAGACGGCCCTTGAGGTTTTTGCGCATCAGCGCCTCGCGGCTGTTCATCAGCTCTTTGTCGGCTTTTTTCTGGGCCGCATCGATGGCTTTCTGGTTTTTCTTTATCTCGCGGTCACGCGTCGTCGGGCCGGTGCCGGGGTCTTCTGTGTACTTAAAGCCCGCCGCGATAGCCACGTCTGCCTGGAGTAAATCTGCCTTCGCCTTGAGTGCCTGACGCACAACCTCTGTCATGGTGCCGCCGTGTTTGGCCACCATGTCATCGTTCATCTGCACCCATTTTTTGTTCACGTCGTCCCAGATTTTCGAGACGTTTTGGAACATGTCGCGGTTTTCTTTCGTGAGGTTATCGCCCACGTTCAGCGCGAAATCTGCCAGGCTGTCGCCCACGCCCGGAATGAGGCGCAGCACGTCGGCTATCCACTTCGCCACGCGGTTGAGCGTGTCGGCGAACATGGTGGTAATGGGGCGCACAATGGCGTACGTCAGATCCTGCACCGCCGCCGTCGGGGTACTCACCGCTGCAACCAGCTGATTGCCCAGATTCTTGAAGTCGCGCAGCACCTCGTCACAGGCTTTGCGGAAGGTGGCCGACTGCTCGTAGAAGATGGCGCCAATGTCGAACGCCAGCAGCGCCCAGCCAATTATCGGCAGCGCACGCGCCAGCCCCTGTATGGCGATGCCCAGCAGCCCTACGGCCCCGCGCGCTGCAGCCAGTCGGGCACCAAACGTGCTCAGCCACAGCAGCACCTTGTCGCCAATCTGACCAATCTTGCCGAGCACCGTCGCCAGCTCTCCGGCCTTTTTGGCCATGCCTATCAGGATGCCCGTGATTTTGAGACCGGCCATGACCTGCAGAACGACAATCAGCGAATTAACGTTATCGATACACCAGACCACGGCGTCGGCGAGCTGCGCAAACGCGTGCCCCAGCTCCTGCGCCCCTTTCTTACCGTCCGGGCTGCGCAGAAACTCGGTGATTTTGGCGAGCATGTTGACGTAGGCGTCGATAAAACCGGCATCGGCCAGCGCGAGCTTGAAGGCGTCCATGGCGTTGGCAGCACGGGCCTCCATGGCATCCACGCCTTTCTCAGCGACGGCCAGCTCTGCGTCGATGGCTTTTGCCTGTTCGCGGGCGAAGTTGATCACCGCCTCACCGGAGATTTCACCGTTCTGCATCGCTTTGAGCAGCTCGGCGGTCGTCATGTTCATGCCTTTGGCAAACAGCGCCACCGCGCCCGGCAGACGTTCACCCAGCTGGCCTGTCAGCTCCTCGGCGTAGACCTGACCTTTTGAGAGCATCTGCTGCATTGCGCGGAACACGCCCTGCATGTCGTCAGCGGACAGGTGGAAAACGCGGCCCGCTTTCGAGACGCTCTCAAAGATAAATTTGGTTTCCTGCAGGCTCAGCCCGATGGATTTCGCGGCCACCGCAAACGAGGTGTAGCCCGCCGCAACGTCGCGCAGCTTGAGGCCGAGCTTGTCCGACAGGCCAATCATGTAATTCCACTCGGCGTTGACCGCTTCCTGATTGTGACCCACCACCGTCGAGATTTTGATAAGCGACTGCTGACGGATTTTGTACATGTCGATGGCACCGGCGGCGAGGTTCACCGCACCCTGAATGCCCACGTACGCCGTGGTCAGCGCGAGGATCTCACCGCGCAGGCGCTGTACGATACCCAGCGACTTACGGGTCTCCTCGGCAAAGAAACTGTATTTCTTACCGGCGTTCTCCGCCGCGCCGCCGTTCTCGTTGATGGCGTTGGTGAGGTCGCGTATCCCCCGGCTTGCTGACCCGGAGGCGTTACGCAACCTGTCCTCCGCGCCCGACAGGTTCTGGGTATCGATACCGGCACCCCGCAGCGCGCCCTGTGCCGCACGCGCGGCCTCGCTCGCATTTCGCAGTGCGCCGGTCGCGGCGTTAAGACGCTGCTGCGCGGCCTGCATCTGGGCACCGAGGTTTTGCGTATCGCCGCTGGCGCTTCGCATCTGGTTGGCGAGGTTCAGCACGTCCGCGCGCGCCACGCGAAACTCCTCTCGGGCTGTGCGGACGGCAGCGACCTGATTGCGGAAGGTGTCTATCAGGCGCGCCATGCCGATAGCGGAGTTCTGCGCCGCCTGGAGGTTTTTCAGCGCGGCAGACGCCCCCACCAGCTCGCCTTTTGCATTGCGGGTCACAACCGAGAGCTGGGTGACTTGCTTCTCCAGACCGTCGAGGGTTGCGCGTGCCGCCTGCGCCGGTGATACGATCTGGCTTATCTGCCCGGCGAGGTTGGAGCCGGTGTCCAGACGCGTTGAAGCAACGACGCGCCCTAAAGTCTGGTAGCTGCGTGCGGCGGCCAGCGCCTGATCGGCCTGACGACGAAGTGAGTCAATGATTTTGTTCTGGGCGTACGCGGCCTGCTCGGTGCGGGCCATCTCGCGGGCTTTGGCTTCGGTCAGGAGGTTATCGGCTTTCGCCTGCTCAATCGCTGCTGCAGCCGCACGCTTTGCCGCCGCCGGTGCCTGAGAGATGATCTTTTCCTGACGCTCCAGCGCACCGTTGACGCGGGCGACGTTTGCCACGATTTTGCTCTGCGTGTCCGCCAGATTGTTCGTGGCCACACCGTAGCGCTGCAGCTCGCTGGCCGTTTTGCCCACGCGGCTCTCGGCTTCGGCGAAACGTCGGGTCTGGGCCTCCAGCGCACGGTTGGCGCGACCCATCTGCAGCTCCATGGTTTTGGAGACTTTCTCGGCTTCACGGTACTTTTTGTTTAAGGCTTCCTGCTTAACGCGAGCTGCTTCCAGCTTGACGCGCTGCTCCTCAAGCGCGGCGGTCTGGCGCTTATACACCTCCACCAGCGAGTTGAGTTTAAGCAGCGCCTGACCCGCTGACTCCAGTTTCCTGTAGCTCGCCTCAAGCTCCTTTAGCGAGGTTTCTCCCTTCTCGGCAGAGGCGCGTTGCGCATCCTGAGCGCGCGACATTTCACTGATTGCATCCGTGACCTGTTTAAGGGTCTTCTGGCTGTAGTCCCGTGCCCGAATGCGTAATTCTACGTCTCTGTTATTAGCCACGGTTAAGCTCCTTAATCAGCTTGTTGTAATGCCGCGTGCCCTCTTTGCCGTTCATCACCGACCCGATACAGGCCTGCAGCAGCGTGCTCTCGGTAACGATGCGGTTGTTGATACGGCGGCGCGCAATCTCAGCCTCCATGCCTACCATGGCGAGCGGGTAGCGCTGCGCGTTGCTGTGACCCTCTGACAGCAGCAGGGACACGCGCTCACGAATCCCATCGTAATAGCGAATGAGCTTTTCGCCGGGGGTCAGTTCTCGGGGCGCTACGGGCGGGCTTTTAGCTCGCTCGCCAGTTCCGCTATCATCCCCATCAGCTTTTTTACTCCCCCGACCTCCTCAAAGGTCAGCTTGCCGATCGCTCGCAGCGCATCGACCTGCGACAGCAGCGGCAGACGATGCACCTGATTGACCATCTCGGGTTCGTCCGCCGCCAGCGCAATCAGGTGAGCCACCAGCCCCGGAGCGTCTTTAATCAGCGCGGTGGCGTATTTGGCCATGGCGATGTTGCTGATGTCCTGACCGGCCTCTTTCTCGTACAGATCAAAGAGGTTTTCGAGGTCGTTGTGGTGCGTGCGCAGCAGCGAAGAGAGGTCGAGGAACGACAGCCCGCGAACATCAAACGTTGCCTTTTTCCCTGCCCCAATGGTGATAATCTCGGGCGTAAAATCTGATAAAGCCATGGTAAAACTCCTGCCCGTCCGGGCTTCTCAAACGCGTACCCCCGATACAAAAAAAGCGCCCGCAGGCGCTTCTCGGGACTGCGCGGAGTCCGCTATCAGGCGGTGATGTTGATACTCGCGCCGGTAGCGGTCTGACCGGTACTGGTCAGGGTCGCGGTGACAAGGGCGGTGCCAGCCGTCGCACGGCTCAGAGTCAGTAAGACCTGACCGGATGCGTTGGTGGTGCCGCTCGTTGGCGTCGCGGTGGTGCCTGCGTTCGGGGTAAAGGTCAGCGCCTCGCCCGGTACGACGTTGTTGAAGCCATCGCGCACGGTCACGGTCACGCTGACAGGCGTATCCACGGTGCCGGTAGACGCCGCCGGAGTGACCAGCACGGAGCGCTGATTAGCCGGGGATTCTGCGGTCGAGGAGTCGCGCACGTCGATGTAGCAGCGCTCGGTCACGGAGTTCAGTTTCAGCGCGCGGAAGGTGAACGACATCACCTGCCAGTCGTCGCCTTTGAGCGCGTAGTCGCCGTCCGGCTGCAGCGCGATTTTCGGGAAGAAATAGTCTTTCTGGTTGCCCACCGGGTTATCCGAGATAAAGCGCAGTGCGCCGTAAATCATGGTGGAGCGCCCGATAATCATCGTGCGTGACTGCGCGTTAACGTCGTACTGCACAACGGCCTGCATGTTGTTGCCCACGTCCGGCGCGTCAATTTCGACGTACAGGCGACCCATGGCCAGATCCAGCTCGATGTTGTTCGGCAGCGGCAGAACGGTCACGCCCGGAATGGTGGTGATGTCACCGGTGCCGGTCGAGACCGCGACAGAAGCGTCGGCTACCACAATCTGCACGTTGGTGATGTCACGTACGCCGGTCGGGTTGTTCACGTCGATGCCCAGCTGGAAAAAGCGGCCCTTTTTCAGGAGCGGAATGACCTGCGTGCGGCCCGTTGCCTGCGTCTGGGTCACGCGGGATTTATCGCCGAGGAAAAACAGCGCGAGGTTGTCCGGGTTGATCTCGTCGGTAGAGAAGGATCCACCCTGCGTCATTTCCAGCAGCAGCGTCATGTCGAGGTTGCGCAGGCCACTTTCAGACGAATAGTGATCCAGCGTTTCACTGTCGGTGTTGAGCGTCAGCTCCGGCGTGTTGCCGAAATACATCTCGCCGCCCAGTGAGGTGTTGGAGCCGTTTTTAAACTGGTCAAAGTAAAGCCGACCACGGCCAACAACGTAATTCGGTTCGTAATTAGGCATTTAACGGCCCCCTTGTGGTTTTGATATGTCCGATGCCATCCCGACCAGCAACGGCAGATAGAAAAAGGCTTTCGCCGACAAGCCATCCTCGGGCGGGCGCACAACCGGCGCGGCCACGGTGAGGCTTGTGATTAACCCGCCGAGCAGGTGAACGCCGGGAAACTTCGGCAGGCCACGCTCGTTGAGTGAAACAATGTCCGACAGGCGCAGCTCAACGTCATTCAGCAACGTGTACGCCGGGTCTGTCGGGTTTACGGGGTCGTCCTGAACGTAGCCCTGCAGCAGCAGGAGCCAGCTATCCTTACGCACCGTCTGGTTCAGGTCGGCAAACACGCCGTAGTCGGTCGCCTTGCCTTCCAGAATGCTGAGCATCGGCACCGGGAAGTCGGCACCGATTACCGTGCGGCCACGAAAAACCCGGTCTGTCAGGTTGTGGGCATATGGGTCGATGCCGTCGATGCCTTCCAGATGCCGGGTCAGCGCCTTGAGAATAAGAAGACGTTTAGAGTCAGCCATTAGAGAGCCTTGCAAACTGACGGAAAAACTCAGCGGCCACTAAGCCACCGAGCGCCGGAGCCACCTTAAAGCTCACGTCGGAGAACACCTGATCCACCGACGGGCCGTAGAGCAGCGCCACCTTGTTCGGCACGAGCCACGACCGGTGCGTCGTTTTCTTATGGGCCAGCTGCTCGCCCGGCTTGAGGCGGACGGCGAGGCCGAGGTTAAAGTTGTCCTCGGTCAGGCTGGCCCCGCGACGCAGCCGCACTACCCACGCGTTGCGCAGCACGGTCGTGCGACCGGCCTGCACGCGCACCGTAACGCCGCCCGGACGCCGCGAGTTCGGCACCGGGTTTCCCGTGGCAAAACGGGCGAGGCTCGTTGCACGTTTACGACCGGTGATTACCGCTTCGAGCTTTTTATCGGAGGCCAGACGCGTCACGCGCAGCCGGTCGCCGTTGAGGTAGCCCGCCGGAAACGCCACTTCGTTGAGCATCGCGCGCTTGATGTGCGCCATGCCTTTGCTTTTGGCCACGCCGTTAATCGCCAGGCGGGCAGACGTTGCGGTCAGCTCCGGCCACGTCTCGAAATAGCGCAGCAGGTCATCGCCGCCGGTAGACACTACGGATACGGTCATAAGCGTGCCACCTCCCACACCACTTCAATCGGCCCGCGTACCGGCTCGCGCGTTTTAAGCACCAGCTGCACGTTGTCATACCCTTCTGCTGTGATAGTCACGACATCCCCCTCGCGGAGGATGACGGTTTTCAGCAGCAGCTCGTCACGGTCAAAGATGATTCGCTCGACCCCCTCAATAAAATTCGCGTAGCCGGTGTCCTGCAGGTCGCCCAGCAGGATCTGCTTGCTGTGCCAGCGCACCGCGAGTTCCGTTGTAAGGCCCGACGAAACAGCTCTGTGCTCCGCCGCGATACTCAGACCATTGTGAATATCGCGGCGTGCCTTCGCCTTAATCGCTGCGAAGTTAGACGGCATCAGATTTCCTCGTCTTTGCCGCCGGACTTCTTAGCGGGTTTTGCAGCCGCCTCTTTGTCTTTCGCTTCCTGCTCCAGCTGGGCGCGGATGTCTTTTTCCATCTGTGCACGCTGCTTCTCAACGCCTGCTGCGACCTGCTGGTCGAGCTGGGCCTGAGTCAGGGTTACGCTGTCTGCAGACGCGTCAGCCGCGCCGTCTTTAGCGATAACTTTCTCCAGCGCTTCCGGGTTCAGGCGCTCGATGGTTTTGATCTCTTCTGCGGTAAAGTCGTAGGTAGAACCGACAGCCGGGGTCACGGCTACGCCTTCGCGCTGCAGAATTACGGTCTGGGCAACAATACGTTTTGGCATCTCTTTCTCTCCGAAAGCAGCCCGGCGCACCGGGCTATTAAGTTGTTACCGGCAGCCTTAAGCAGCAGGCATAACGGTCATAAGGAATGAAGCATTAGGGTCGCGCGGCACCATCAGCGGTGCGGATTGCGTCAGCAGGTATTCCACGCTCGGATCTTCCTGCTCAAACATCTTCGGAAAGTATTCCAGCGCCTGATAGCCCGCACGCTTGTCCAGAATTGCGCCGTAGCAGCGCACGCCGTCGACCGCAGAGGAAATGCCCAGTACCTTGTTCTGCGGCATCAAGTATTTGGACTGGTTGTAGCGGTCGAGGTATTTCTGGGTGTTGACGTAGATATTCATTGCGCCGCCACCGTTCAGGCCCGCGATGCGGCCCATGTACTCAACACCTTCAAGACCGTCCCACAGGCGGGTGATCTGCGTGGTGGAACCGCCGACGGTGGTGTCCATCAGGCCATCGCGGCCAAACAGTACGCCTTTGTTGATTTTGACGAACTGCGCCCACGCGTCCGCACCGAACACGTAATCGGTGATAACGGCGCTAGTGACGGAGTTTTCGTTGGCCAGCTGTTTGCCCATGCGCAGATCGTTGAAGGTCTGATCTGAGGTGTAGCCCGCTGCCGTCCAGTCGGTCGTGATGGTCAGCTGCGGCGCGCGTCCGAAGTCAACGCGGGTCAGAGGGTAGTCTTCGCCCTCGATGTCCACGTAGCCATTCAGCAGCGCCTGAGCGGCCATCCACTCCCATGTGTTTTCGTGCATTGCACGGTGTTTGCGCAGCAGGTAGGCGATAACCAGATCGCGGCGCTGTGCGATGGTCAGCGAACCGCTGCCCAGCGCTTCACCCGGCTGACGCGGGATGATCATGTTCGGGTCGATAACGTGCTTTGGTTTCACGTACGCCGGTTTGAAGGACACCGCACGGTAGCCCTCTTCGCGGACAACGCGACCCTCAACGTTTGGCGCAACAAACGGCGCAACGCGGGTCAGGTCGTTTGAGACTTTATCGAACGCGATTTTGTCTTCGGTAAAGTTAATCTGCGTCGGGAAATACTGCAGGAAGAACGCAGGTAACTGCTTAAATTTACGCTGAACCGCCAGCAGGCGGGTGGTGTCATAAAGTCCGGCCATTTAACGGCTCCTTAAAAGATTTCTTTGATCATGACCGGCGAATTAACGAAAGCCGCTTTTCGCTGTGCCACAGTGGTCAGGCTTGCATCCCAGACCAGTGCCTCCGGGTTAAACTGACCCGAGGTGTAGTAAGGGCATTTGCTGCCCGCTTTGCCCGCCTGAGCGGCAATGACCGCTGCAGTACCGGTACTGTCGCTTGCGCCCGCAACGTGCGGGGTCAGCAGGCCTGCAGGCGTGAACGCCAGCACGCTGTAAATCGGGAAATCCACAGCGCAGGTCGCGCCATCGCTGTGCAGTGCGGCATCACCGGAGAAGACCTGTACAGGTGCCCAGGTGCCCAGTTCTTCGCTGCCCGCGAGCAGATTTGGTAAGTTCGGCATGTCTTACTCCTTAGTTGTATTTGAAACCAATGGTGGTCAGGCTTTTATCCAGATCGTCCTCGTCCGACTCTTGGGCGTTAGCCTCTTTGCCGTTTGCGCCGACGTTCGGGTGTTCACCGTTGTCCATGGCTTTCAGGAAATTAGAGTTGTCGTTGGCATCCGCCTCACGGGTCGCAGGTTCAGCTGCGGCGCTCGTTTCCACGCCAGCGTTGTTCAGCAGCGCAGTGGCGTCTTCCACCGACATTGACGTGCCGAAAGCCAGATGGTTGGCCAGCTTCGGGCGATCTTTTGCGGCAGCGCAGTTAACGATGCCGGAAATGCGGGCACGCTCAGCACTCGCACTTTCGTTGCGGGCTGCGGTTAGCGCTTCGCCGTTCTCAGCGGTCTGAGCGTTGGCGTTAGCGGTCTCCGGCTTGGTAGTTGGTTTAGCTGCAGACATAGTTTCTTCCTCTAGGGGTTCGTCTTCCGAGCCGGATGGCCCGTAAATAAAATCAGTGACGGCCTTACCCGGCGTTGCCACTGCGTCAATCAAACCTATGGCCAGCGCGTCCTGCGCGGAGTAACAACGGGCCTCGGTATCCCGAACCGCTTTCGCATCCAGACCGCGATTGCGGGCGACCAGCTCTACAAACATGTCGTAGGTCTGATCAACGCTCGCCTGCATATCCCGGCGAACGTCGTCCGGCAGCTCCTCATAGGGGTTGCCGTCTACCTTGTGCGCGCCTGCACTAATCAGGCTCACTTTAAGGCCCATCTCTTCGAGTGCTTTGGAGCGGTCGATGTGAAGCGACATAACTCCGACACTTCCGGCTCCGCCGCTTGGCGTGACCACTATCTGATCGGTTGCACTGGCCAGCGCGTAAGCTGCCGAATAACAGGCCGAATCCACAACGGCGATGGTCGGTTTGCCGCCCCGCATGGAGTAAATTTCGTCTGCCAGCTCAAAACATCCGTTAGCCTGACCGCCGTAGCTGTCCACGTCGTAAATGATGCGCTCGACGTCATCATCCAGCTCCGCCTGCATACGCTGGCGGCGAATGAAATTATAACCAGTTATGAATCCGAAATAGTAGCCGCCGTAACGATTTATCAGCGTACCGTGTACAGGAATAATCGCAGTTCCGCTAGAGTATGCGAAAGGTTTTTGTGTGGAGGCCGGGCCGACACCGTACGCGGCGCACAGCTGATCGCGCATTGCCGCCTCCGCTTTCTCCAGATACTCGTCGTCGGTACACTGCGCCATCTGCATGAAATCGTTAGATAATCTCTCGACGTGGCGTGAGTTTACCAGCACCGGCGACGCGTTCATGCGGTCAATTGCTGAGAGCGCGATGCTGCGCGCCGCTGTTTTACTCATCGTTATTTTCCTCGTTTTCACTGGTCTCACGGTCGTCGTTATTTCCATCAGAATCGTTACTGTTTGACGCTTCTGATTCATCAGCGGTGGTTGTGTTTCCCGCCGAGTCTGCTTTCTGAGCCTCGCCCGTGAAGTTGAGATTGCGGGTGCGAATGATCTCCTCCTCCTCCGCGCGCTGCTCAAACACCGTGCGCCAGTCGCCGCCCAGCCGGGCTATCTCGATCTCATAGGTCGAGAGGCCGTTTTTAATACGGGCAATCGCCGCGTCGGTTTCTTTCTTCTCGTCAATCTGGCCACGGCTTGCGCCTATCCACTCAGCGCACGTCAGCGCGTCTTTAACGAGCGGCTCGTAAAACCAGTCCCGGCTTTTGCCAGGCGGCAGCGGAACGTTGCCGTTGGCGATCTCTTCCTCCAGCCACAGCCCATAGATGGTCGAGGCAAAGCGGTCGGCCACGAGCTTTTTACGGCTGTTCATGTACTTCCACGTCTCGCTCATGGACGCGCGCGCAGAGGAGTAGTTGGTTTTGGTGTAGTCGCGGCTGAACTGCTCATAGGAGAGGCCCAGCGACGCCGCGATGTTGCGCAGCAACGACTCTTCGTACTCGCTGCCCACGCCGCCCGGCGTGCCCATGGGCTGCATCTTGAGCTTGGTGCCGGGGAAGAGATGCGGGATACGCACGCCATCCATCTGGAGGTTTTTAGACCCCTTGGCGTAGTCCATCAGCGACATCATGTAGCTCTGCAGCATCTGGCTGAACGTGTCCTGATTCAGGCCCATCTGGCTGAAAACCACCTCGGACGGCAGCTCTGACTCAATGCTCGCCGCGTAGGAGGCATTGACCACGGCGTTCTGCAGCACGATCTCCTGAAAGTTGCGGGTCATCTTCATCTGCTTAAGCACGGACACCATCTCCGACATACCGCGCGCCTGATCCGGCAGCAGCTGCTCAAAGATGTGAATGACCTGCTTGCGGCCCCACGGCTTTTCCGCTGGCACGTAAACCCACTGCCAGTCGTCCATGCCCAGCTCCGCGCCGGGGTAGGCCTTGCGGATGTTGTAGCCCACCGGGCGACCGAACATGTCCTGCACCACGCCTGAGCGCAGTGTGGTGTCGTCTGACATACCGTTAGGGTTAGAGAGTCGGCTCGGGCTGACCATCTGCACCGCCGTCTTAAACGGGCGGTTGTTCTGACGCAGCCACTCAGCGGTGGCCAGCACCTCGCCGGTCATCAGCGCGCCGCTGATGGCCAGACGGATCAGGCCGGTGAACGTGTTCACGCCCGCTGCGTCAAAATAGTTATTGGGTGAGTCGGCCACGAGGTTAAAACGCGCCTCCACCTCCTGCTGCCAGCTGCGCGCCCACGCCTCGGTAACGCCGAGCACGCGCCAGTTAGGTTTCGCGTTGAGGCGGTACTGCGCGCCGACAATGCTGTCACGGTGAATAGCGACGGTGCCCATGGCGTAGCCGTCGTTCTGCACCATGTCCCGGCCACGGGCATCGGAGAGTTCTTTGGTCAGCGCGATCTGCTGATTGGGCGACATGTTCGGCGGCGTCCAGTTCACCATCTCACGCGTGGTGCGCTCTGCGCCTTCCAGACCGCCGCCCATCATCGACTGCTCGCCCGGCTTGGTTTTTACGGTTGAGTTTTCCATCAGAACGTAAACCTCAGCGGGCCTTGTGCCTGACCCAGCGATAACATACAGATAGGGTTATTCGGCTCCAGCTGGCAGATAAGGCCGCGCAGCTGCAGCATGTAGGCGTACAGCCCGGCTTTGTTCGCCGAGTTGTATTCCACGCGCTCCGCATTTTGATCCACGAACACCCGGACACTTCCGCCGGTCATCAGCATGTGATATGCCTTTGAGGCCTCAGCGTACTGCTGTTTGAGCGTTGCAAGGTCGTACATATATTCCCCTAGGCCAGCTCGTCGGCGATTGCGCTAAAGCTGAACGTCGTTGTCGGTTTACTCGTGAATCGCGGCGCTTCGTCCGGCTCCCGAATGAGGTCATTTTCGGGCCATTCTTTAGCCCAGCCCGGCGGGTTATCCCAGTCAATATTTTCGATGGCCAGCAGCTTGGGCGAAATACACACCGCGAGGGTGTAATACGATAGATCCCATGCCTCGTTTCGCACCCGGTTAGGGTTCGTCCAGCCCTTCTCATTCCTGACTTCCGCGCACAGCTCGGCGTAAAATTCATCGGGCAACCAGTCCGCACTGTGATACATGCCGCGACCCGGCTCGACATTATCCAGTCGGGCGTTCAGTGCGTCTTTCATAAGATTAGAGTTTATGAACAATACAGGTATTTCTCCACGCGCCGCACTTTTATTATCCTTACGATTCGTGTCTGGAAATGAGAGGATTGTGCGCGGCATCTGCGCGCGTTTATCCCCTTTCACCAGGATAAAGCGACCATGCTTGTTTTCGCTTTTTAACTTCCTGTAGTAGTCATACGCGCGGTCGGTAGACCCGGCTTTACCCCCGGAATCGCAGGCTGTGAGCTTAATGCGCATCATCCGGCCTGAGCCGTCGCCCAGCTCGTACTCGCGGTTCATGACGAGCTTTTCAATCTGATCCCAGTCTTCGAGATACGTCGGCGGCTTCATAGGCATCGGATCGCCGTCTTCGTCGGTTCTCTCGGACTTGGTAATTTCAAAGCGGTCAATGACATAGGTGTCAAACGGCAGGCCCGGCGCAATGCCGGTTATCTGCACGCAGAACATCGTTGCCTGCACGTCCACCGTGGCCACGAGAAAACGCACTTTGTCAGGCACCATGCGCTCCGGGAGCGGTTCTGCGCGTGATTTCAGTAGCTCGGGAACACGAAAGTTATCCTGATTAACGGGCACGTACGGCTCGCCCATGTCGTTATTCCAGAATTTCTTAAGTGTTTCCTCCGACAATGTTCTATCAAACTGATCTTTCGCGTCAAGATA